CACACAAAATGGTGCTATTTTTTACAATTTAGTAGTGTATGTTCACCTAGTAGTAAAACATAGGGTTAGAATCTATACTAGATATAGCTCTATTTGTCCCAAATTTAGGTCAATTTGCTATTTTTTTGATTTTTGCGACTCAATATACGTTGATTACGTTTTTTGTGTATAAATCGACGTTCTACGAATTCATACTTTTGGTGATATGTACACCAGTTGTCACGATCGAGTTTTAAATAACGGTAAGAATGTGTCTTTCCTATGGAATCCTGTAGAATTGTAGGTGTATCGCTGCTCTCATCAGGATTTATAGAGCAACCTGTTAAAAGTAACCACACAAAGAGAACTTTTTTCATTTTGATTTTTTTTCAACCTTTCTTGTTTTTTTAAATTTTACATGTGGAGTAGTATTTTTTATCCATTCTCCAAATATTTTGGTATAATTTTTTCTATACTGAGTAAGATTCGTTACTCGATCCTTATCTCCCTTTCCATTCATACTCTACTCCTAGCTATTCTTTCTCTATAGGTGGAATATAATACGGTGGTGTGGTATCAATAGTATCAGGAGGTAATTCCGTCCTTATCCCTATCTTTTCCTCAAATTTATTAAGAGCAGGCTCTAATGTCCCTTTAGCATCTGCAATAATAATTGCAACAGCAGCTACGCAATGTAAATAAAACCAAGCTAAGCTCATCCTAATTCCTCCATTTCTTTTTGCAAGTTATGTTAATAACTTGTTTTTTTAATAATATATATATATATATTATATATTTAACTCTTCTAGATACTTACAATATAAGTCTTATATAGGGTTTTGTCAACAGGTAATTTACTTGTTGCGTAAAATAGGTTTTAAGCTTATATTGAGTGTATGGAAAATTACAAAAAACAACACGCACGTATGCATTGTGCTAACTGGGATGCTGGTACATGCCTAGGTTGTGATATACGGACACAGGACGGTAAGTTGATATTGAACATAGATTCTAAAAAAGAGAACAAGGAATGCACATTAGATGAGGGTTGTGCCTATTTCGACAGAGTAGTTGTTCCTTCCATATTATGAAAAAGAAGATAAATCCAAAGAAAATAAAATTCTTAGAAAAGATAATAGACGAAGTAATTACTAATTCCAGTCATTATAGAGGTTCTGCTACATATCATTCAGAGCCAATGTGGGGCTGGGGAAAGGAAGAATCAAGTGAGAGAAAAAGAAGTGATCGATGCGATAGAGAAAGCTTATCCAAAGATGATGAAGAGATTCAGCCAGATAACGGATGAACAGTATAAATTATTCTGCAGGAAACAATATGACTACGGTAGCGGCAATATAAACTTAGGTGGTAACTTAGATAACGATGATGACAGAATGTTTGCATTAACAGCTTTAGTAATACGAATGAACGATAAGGTAAACCGTTTGAAGAATATCATTGTTAAGCATAGAGGTAATAATGCTGTTGCGGATGAAACATATATGGATGCCTTTCGTGATCTATCAATTTATGGCATAATTGCTCAGCTTGTATCTGAAAAGGTGTGGGGCAAATGAAGAAACTATATTATTTAGTTGAGGCAATGCTTTTAAAAGCTATGTTATTAATGTTAAAAATTGGTGAGAAGAAATGAAATGGTCTAAAGAAGAAGTTAAAATAGTAAAACAATATGAGCATACTGTAAAAAGTATGTCTGATATTCATAATGATCTAATTGCTAACGGATACGATAGAACGTTTAAAGCTGTGACTAGAAAAATAGAGTCAATGCGTTTAAACAAACCTTTTAAAAAGATGATTGTAGCTAATCTACCTAAGATATTAATTTTAGATATTGAGACTACCCCTATAGCTGTATGGACTTGGAGGCTTGGTAATCAATATATAAACCCAGTTAGTATAATGAAGGATGATAAAGGTGAATCAATAGATTGGTATGTGCTTAGTTGGTCTGCGAAATGGTTGTACGATGATAAAGTAATGAGTGATGTTGTTACTCCAAGTGAAGCAAAGGATAGAAACGATAAAAGAATTATGGAATCAGTTTGGAAATTACTAGATGAAGCTGATATCATTATTGCTCATAATGGAGATAAGTTTGATCTTAGGAAATTAAAGGCAAGGTTTATATCAAATAGTATGATACCTCCAATGCCTTATAAGACAATAGATACTCTTAAGGTTGCCAGGAAAGAGTTTGCATTCAGTTCTAATAAACAAGATTACATTACTAAGTTCCTAGGATTAGAAGAGAAACTTGATACAGAGTTTCAATTATGGATAGATTGTATGAATGGAGATAGTGCAGCTTTAAAAAGAATGGAAAAATATAATCGTAATGATGTTATAGGCTTAGAAGAGATGTATCTTAAACTTAGACCATATATGAGAAGTCATCCTAACATAGCAGTTATGATGGATGAAAATGTATGTTCAGTTTGTGGTGGTGACTCCTTAACCGATACTGGTAAATATTACCATACTGGTGCTAGTAAATATGATTTATTTTACTGCGAAGGATGTATGTCTCCACACATTAGAGGTAAAAGAAATACTCTGGACAAGAATATAGCTGTAAGGGCTACCTCTTGACTTTAAGCGTAAAATCGGTTATATTGTATAGTAGATGATTACTCGTAAAATAAATAAGATTGATCATCCTATCTATAAAGACATAGAAGAGTTTCAGAGGTACAACCCACTTATTGATGTTGTTGATAATTGGAGGGATGGTACCGAAGGTAACTGGGTAGTTTCAGACGACGGTCAAGTGTGCAAGGTTCTGAAGCGAGGGAAGTTAAAGGCATCTGGGTCTGATAAAGTCATTAGACATTATATCAGAGTACCTCTTGGAACCTTCGTATGTTTAGATAAAACAAAGATGGAGGGCGATCCTAGGAAAAATCTTTATTCATTTGGCTTGGCTGACACTAATGCTTATAAGCATAAAATTGAGAAAAAAGAAACCACACAAAGAGAGTTTTTGTTTGCTCAATTTGTTGCAAAGGGCACTGATATGGTGGACGCTTTTTTGCAGGCATACCCAACTGACAACAGAAAGTATGCCGAAGGTCAAGCCAAAATTTTATTAAAAGCTAAAAGGATACAGAAATTGATTAGAGAAGAAATAGATAAAGTTCTTTCAGATGCAGATATTACACCTTTGTATCTATTAGAACAAATGAAGTCAATAGTTGATGGAGGCGAATCAAACGATAGGGACAAGATTCAAGCTATTAAGACATTAATGCAAATAACTGGAATGATGGATACTGAAAAGAGAACAGAGTCAGTAGCTGTATTTCAAGGTTTTACAAAGGAACAATTAGATGCCATCGGTTCAGGAGAAGTCAAGCAGCTTGCAAGCGCTGAAAGAGAAGTTGACGTCAAGTAGCTGCAAGCTCTGCAACAATAAACTATATCCAAAAGCTTTTATCATACACGACTTAGAAGAGAAAGAGCTTTATGTAGAATGCTTTACTTGTTTTACTATTTATACAGATGACTTAGAAATAAAGTATGTTGGACTTCCAGAAGTCCATGGAGTAAGTTAATTTATTTTGATAATATTAATCATAGAGGGAAATTATGAATAAGAAAGTTGTTTTTGAATTTGAATTAGAAGTCCATAAAGATTTAGATGAAGAAGAGTTAAGTAGTTATATATCTACTCACTTAATCAATCAAGAGTCTTTTAAGGATTTAACAGAATGGGTAATTGGAAAAAAAGATTATCCAAATCACTTTGGTGCAAATCTTACAAAGTTTAATTTAAAAAAGAAAAAAGCAAGCCCTAAAAAGAAAAAGTGAAGCTAGCTGTATATGGAACACTTAGGACTGGCTCTGAAAATACTGGAGTAGTTGAAAAGTCTTCCTTGGTATATCCAGGGCACGAAAGTTTTCCAGCTATTATACAGAACGAAAAGGGTTCTGGAACAGTAGTTGAGATTCACGATGTATCTGAGGATGACCTAGCAAGGTATGATCTATACGAAGGAATCAGTTCTGGGCTTTATAGAAGAGTTAAAGTTAAAGTATCAATGGATGATGATTCAGAAGAAGAGGCTTGGCTTTATGTAGCTGGGGATGAAATGTTGCAAAGAAGTAAAATGTTTAGAATAATTGAAAGTGGAGACTGGTACAATAGATAATTTTAATATAAATTCAAGTAATCTTTCAGAAAAAGAAAGAGTATTAAATATAGTATCAAAAGACTTAGTAGCTTTTGGTCAGCTATTTTTACCAGACGACTTTATGAAATCATCTCCAGCTCCATTTCATTATGAAGTTGGAAGTAAATTACTAGATAGAAGTCTTAGGAAGCTGTGTGTTGTTTTACCCAGAGGTCATTCTAAGTCTACAATGGCTAAGGCTGCTTTACTGCATAGAATTTATTTTAATCCACAAGGGAAAAAAGAGTTTGCTGCCTGGGTATCGGAAGAACAAGGGCAAGCTGTTGACCATTTAAAGTATATAAAAAATCATATTGAATACAATAATGCTCTTAATTATTATTTTGGAGA